GCTGGCGGCGGTGGAGGGTCGGTTGATCCCGGCGCAAACGGGTTTCGTCTGTCGCTCGTCGCAGGCGATTTTGATTATGTGCCTCAAGCCCTCGTGCCGTCCGCGACAGACACGTCAGCCGAGACGTGCGATTTTGCGGTCGTGCATGGGTGGGTCACCGGCACGGTCGTTTATCCGGAGTTCACCGTTGGTGGGCTGACGCTCGGCACTCAGTATTTTATCCGCGCCGTGGACACTGACACGGTGAGTTTTCACACGACTTATGCGGACGCGGTGGCCAACACAAATCGGGTCAATCTCACAGCGTCAATCACCGCCAGAATCTTTGCAATGGGCGTCGTCAGCGACACGCTTTACCTGGAAATTTATCAGGGCAATCGGATATCACTGTATGATGGCTCGGCATGGCAGTCGGTCGCGTCTGCCGGTGCGAGTCTTGTGCTTTCTGGCCTCACGGTCGGGGCACGTTACGACGCTTATGCGTGGAATAATGCGGGCGTTGTTACTCTCGAATTGTCTGCGGCATGGGCGTCTGGCACAGCGAGGACGGACGCATTCGTGACGCAGGACGGAGTGCCGGTCAAAAGCGGTACGCTGACTCGGAGGCTGCTCGGATGCTTCATCGCGGAATCAGCCACGACGATCCGACGTACGACAGAGTTCGTCGGCTTGCACAATCTGGATAATCAGAGGCTGTACTCTGTGTCGAGGTTCGAAAGCGCGGCGACATGGACCTACACCACGGACACGTGGAGACAAAGCAACGCCAACGCTGCGAATCAGATCACGGTGATCAGCTCGCGCGGCAAAAGCGCGATTGCCATGCAGGTCAATAGCCGAGGCCAGAACACTGCCAACTCTGGTCAGCTTCGATCGGGAATTGGCTATGACAGCACGATAAATCCAGTCGAGGCTTCAACGCTTGGGCGAGCACAGCTAAATTCCGCCAGCCGCGACTTCGCGCTTATTGGAGGCGTGAACCACTCACCGCGGCTTGGTCAGCACTATTATGCTTGGTTAGAGCGGGCCAGTGTCAACGGCACTACGACGTGGCTGGGGACTGCCGCGGACGATCCGCAGACTGTCCGGTCAGGACTTACAGGACAATGGCAATGTTAGCGCAACTCGACGAGGCGATAAAACTTGTGTGCCCAATCGACGGCGTCAGCGGCGACCGCCACGGACTGCGAATCGACTTCCGCAAAGACGCGACTGTTGATCAAATCGCCGCAGCAAAAGCGATCCTCGCCGCCTGGGATTGGGACGCACCTGAGCCTGTCCAGATCGATCAGGAAACGCTGCTTTCACAACTCGCGGCGGATGTCAGACTGCTGCGAGCCGCGGTCGAATTACTACAGTCACGATAGGCGCAACCGATGCCAATAATCTCGATCCACATGCCAGAAGAAACTGGACTGACCGACCAATCGCTCTGGCTCCGCAGCACGATCGACGGCACGTTACTGAACGCGGCTGGCGACCTCCTCACCGAAGCACCGGCCAGCAGCGGCCGCTTTACGGCGACTGTCGCAGAGACTCACGCCGCGCTACAGGCGGCGGTCGTGCTGCGCGGAGGCTTGGCAATCCGCGACGGCTGGCTCGTGGTGGATGAGATTGTTGTCCGCGATGCGTATCCTTCCGTTGGCGGCGGCGGTGGCGGTGGTGGCACTGACTGGGATGCCACAGAGCGCGCACAGATTCGCTTTCGGCTGGGCATGAATGGCACGGCGACAGCTCCGACGCCGCCGGTTCCGGCGCCGATCGTGATCACTCCGGGTACCGGGAACCAGACGACGGCGTTTTTGACCTGCCTGACGGCGGCTCTGGTCGCCGAAGCGGGTGTCACGGTATCGCAGGAATTTCTCCAAACCGGCGTGGGCGAAACCGGGCTGGCGTACAGCGGAGCGACCGCGCGAACATTCACCAGCTCCGGAGTTGGAATTGTTGAAATGCCGTGCATCAAGGGTGCCACCTATCGTTTTTGGCGAGGCACGTCGCAGACCGGCGGCATTGTGGTCACGATCCCGATTGATGCCGGGGCCACGTTCGCTTTGCCGAGTTTGATCGGCAGGTGATTGCACGAAATCACAGAATCACTTGCATCGCCCAAGCGCTGCGACGATTGATTCGTTTGACCCGGATTTGCTGCGGAGCCGAAAGCCCAGTCTGACGGCCAGCGGCGAATCTGATTCAGATGGAAACCGACGTTGATTCCACCGGACTGCCCAGTCGGGCCGATGCGATCGATTCGTAAATCTGAAATTTCACAATTTCGAATTACAAATCTTCAAGGATGAAGACCGCATGTCCGCCAAACTCAAGGGCCTGAAAGAAAAACGAGCCACCCTGATCCCGCTGGCTCGAGCCGCCAGTGATGCCCTGTCCGCCGATCCAACCAGCGCGGAAAAGAAAACCGCATGGGACGCACGAGCCACAGAAATCACGACGCTCAACGCTGAGATCGACCGCGAAGAACGCATGGCCGCGCTTGAAGCCGTGGCACCGGACACACGCACTGGTTTGCCAGGCGGAACCACGAGGCCCGGTGATGATCCGCTGCAGGAAGCTCGTGCAAGAGAGCCCGACAATCCGACGCTCGAGCCCGACAAATTCGGCTATTCGCTTTTGCGGGCGATCCGCATCAAATGCGGTGATGAGCGCATGGACGGCGTGGAATCCGAAGTGCATCAGGAATTGGCCAAGCGCCACGGCAAGTCGCCGCAAGGCATCCTTGTACCTCACACGCTGCGGATGAACCTGACGCCCGAACAGCGAACGATCGTGACCACCACGACAGCGGCAGGCGCCATTCCGACGATTCTTGCACCGACCCTGATTGACGCTCTGCGGAATCGAGTGGTGCTCGCGCAGCTGGGTGCGACAATCTTGTCCGACATGGTTGGCGCATTTTCGATCCCACGAAAGACGGCGGTGACAGGTTTCGAGTGGGTCGCTGAAGGATCCGCTGCCACGCAGACGGTGATCAATATCGGCACGCTGGCGTTTTTGCTGAAGACGCTGACGGGTGGTACTCGTATCACTCGGAGCTTCCTGAAGCAGACGAGTCTCGATGCGGAAAACATGGTCCGTCAGGATCTTTCCGACGGCCTTGCGGTAGGCATGGACAACGGCGGCATCAACGGCACAGGCGCCAGCAACCAGCCGACAGGTCTGCTGAATCTCGCTGGTGTCACGACCACGGTGAGTGGTGCCAACGGCCTGGCCCTGAATTGGGGTTTAGTCGTCGCGCAGGAAACTGCCGTGGCAAACCTGAACGGCGACGTGGCCACGATGGCCTATCTGACCAACACTCGCGTGCGTGGCTCAGCTAAGACTTTGCCAAAGGTTTCTGGTCAGGCGATCTTCATCCTGGAAGACGGCCAGATGAACGGCTATCCGGTCGGTATCAGCAACCTTGTGCCAAACACCTTGGTCAAAGGTAGTTCCGGTGCCGTCTGTTCGGCGAGCATCTTCGGAAACTTCGCCGACGCGATCTTCGCTTTGTGGGGCGCATTGGATTTGATTGCCGATCCGTATACCGAATCGACTCAGGGCAACGTGCGTTTGACTGCGTTTCAGTCTGCGGACTTCAACATTCGCCGCACGGAAAGTTTCAACAAGAACGTCGATCTTCTGGCGTGATCGTAGTGTCTTCGTCACTGATTGACTGCCGGTGTCTGAGGCACCGGCAGTCATCTGTTTTTCAATATTGAATTTGGATTTATGACATGGAAAAAGAGCAGGAAGAAACTCGCGTCATCACCATGCTGACCGGTGAACTGATCGGCACGACATGGCGCGAAAAGGACGATGTGGTCGTGGTCGAAAAAACGATCGCTGACCGCTGGGTCACACACGGATCGGCCACTTACGGTGGCACGCCCGGCGAAGATTTCACGGCCGCCGCGTTCGAGCCTGCAGACTTCCCCGGTGCCGACAAGTTTCTGGCAGCCGGCCTGACCACAATTCACGACGTCAAAGCCCTCATCACCGCCAACGGTGACGCCTGGCCGAAACAAATCAGAGGCATCACAAAGCCCATCGCCGCTGCCGTCTCGGCCAAGCTCGAGGAACTGGCCACGTAATCACTTTCGGATTTCGTTTTTCGGATTTCGTGTTTTTGAAAATCAGTAGCTTGCTACTGTGTCGCCGCGATTTTGTTGCACGTCGTCTCAACCTCCTGCAGGACGAACCAACATAACGCGGCGACAGAATCAAGGATGATTCGATTATGAATGCTTCGCTCCAAAAGCTGACGACCATCGGCACATTGCCGTTGTCGCTCGCTGAGGCGAAGTTGCATCTGCGCGTGGACCACACGGACGATGACGGTCCAATCACGGCCTACCTGCAGGCCGCGATCGACATGATCGAACGACGGACAGGACGCTGTTTTCGACCAATCACAGCAACCCTGCATTTGTCCGAATTTCCAAGCGACGGCGATCCGATTGTGATACCACTGCCGCCTTTGATTTCTGTCACGGCCATCAGTTACACGGACACCAGCGGAGCGAACGTCACACTGTCTTCTGCACTCTACGTCGCAATCACCTCTGCAGCTCCGGGGCTGATCGTACCGGCGATCGGCAGCGTGTGGCCAGTGGCGATGGATCGCCGCAGTAGTGTGCTCGTGACCTTTGCGGCCGGCGACGTGACGAAGTGCCCGCCGTCGATCTTGGATGCCATTCGGCTCTACATCGATCATGCGTACCACGAGCACGAGCCATTACAGTCCGCACGAATTCAGTCGCGGATCGAATCCCTGATCGCAGGGCATGTGTTGAGAGATCGAAACTTGATCGGCATTGGCATGGGATAGGAAAAGTTGCAGGTTGCAACACAGCAACGTGCAACTTGCAACCTGCAACTTATTTATGTCTTCACGAAACTACCCGGAACGAATCACCTTTTACAGCCGAGTTGTCACTCGCACCGCGAGCGGCAAGCCGGAAGAAACATGGACGCTGCTGTGGTCACGACGGGCCGCCGTCAAGAGCACGCGGCCGACGGAAGGCGTGGTCAACAAGCAGCATCAGAACTCACAGGACTACAGCATTGCAATGCCGTCTGACACCAGCGCGGCGGCGAAAGATCCACAGGACACGCGAATCGTGTGGCACAGCAAAACCGGTGACATCACGATCAATCTGACAGGGAAAGATCTACGACCCGGCCGCCGCCCGGAACTGGTGTTTTCGGGCACGAGTGACAGGGATTGATATGGGACGCGCAGGCAAAGCCGAATATGTCAATCCGCTGATGAAATTTGATTTGTCGGGCGTGCCAGAGGTACACGCTGTGCTGAAAGATTTGGGTGCAACATATGGAGACAATATCGAGAGCAAACTGGCCCGAGCGGCAATTGGCGCTGGACTGACTCGCATGGCAAGAATTCTGAGGCGCGCAGCCCCCAAACAAATGAAAAAAGCGATTGGAACAAGGCATCAGAAGAAACGAGGAAATGGCGTGCATGGCGCAAAGGCGGGGATCAACGTGGGGAAAAAAGCGGGACGTGCGCCACACGCTCATTTTTTCGTGCTGGGTACAGAAAAACGATGGAATTCGCGCGGAGCTTTCAGGGGCCGCGTTCGGGCTAATTTTTTCGTCAGTCGGGCCATCAGGGACGGAGGCGACACAGTAGTCGCGGCGATGTTGACGCGCATCCAAAAGCGATTGCCGATCGAACTCGACCGACTTCGCCGGAAACACGGCAAATCGAAACCTGTTGACTACGAGGCTGTGCTTCGGGGATTGTAAATATGCCAGCTCCAACTGACATCAACCACAATATCCTGACCGGCATCCGCACATTGCTGATGCTGTTCGGCGATCTTACGGCCAGTGTCGGCGCTCGCATCACGCCGAATCAATTTGCCGGTGCCGATCAGCAGCAGCCGGCAGTCATGCTGGAACTGCGCGACTGCCAGCAACAAAACACAATCGACCGCAGCGGGTGCCTGATCACCGGCACGCTGGTGATCACGATCCGCACGAAAGATGACCTGCTCTGCGACCAGCTGGCAGAGATCATTCGCAGCAACGGAACCGTGCCATCGACGGGCCTCGACGGCTACTCGGGGCCTGCGGGCACCGGGCAGCTGCTCAGCGCCGAACGTACCGATTTCGATACCACCATCGTCTACGACGACGATGGCGATGAGACCGACCAATACGACAGCGTGCAAATTTACAGAATCCACTACGCAATGGGAGCATGATCGATGTTTACTATTTCGAAACTGACCAGACTGCAGATCAACATTGCGAGCGTGCTTGTCACGATTGCTCAAATTGAAACACTGCAAACTCCGCAGGGCACGCTCGGCACGACTCGAGTAACCGGGCTGGAAGACAGCAACAGCACTGTCATGGTCAACGGCACCGTCGAGGGCGATCAGGTCACCGCCAGCATTTTTCACGACCCGCTGGACGCACAGCACTACATGTTGCTCAAGACGGTCAACAGCGTGGACTTCACTGAAGCCGGCTTCACGCCGGCCGCACGCAACAAGGCGTGGAACATCATATTCGGCCAGCTGGCCACGCCCAAAAATTGGGCATTCACCGGAGTGCCGACCAAATACTCTGTGAGCGCCAACGTCGGCGAAGTGTTGAAAGCAAACCTGACAATTGAAGTCGAAAAAACCACGACGCTGCCGGTGTGAATGACCTGCGTTTTATTCGGATTTGTCATTTCGGATTTGTTATTTTGGAGCCCTCATGTATCTCGTCAAAATCATCGAACCGGGCGTCACTGGCCTGGACCAGGACGGCAAGGTCGTGGACCGCCCGGTCGGGCTGATTGTCTACAGTCCGGATGCCTGGCAACTGTGTTGCACGGCCAGCATTTTTCATCCCCGGCCGCTGGCTGAGCCATGCGACGAACACACGGCCGCAAAGGTCCGCGAGGAACTTGCCAAGGTGGATCCGCGAATCAACGCCGAACGCGAGCTGCT